TGGCTAATGCTTTAAGAGAAGCCACAGGGGCTACTGATGCCCAAATAGCGGCAACTGAGGCAATGATTCTCAAGACATCTTTAGCGACTGGGGTGGCTGATGACCAACTTCGTCCAGCGATGCAGAGGTTGGCAGTATCTACAAAATCAACTGAGGAAGCGCAAAAGTTATTAAACCTTGCTTTAGACATTTCCAAAGGTCGTGGCATTGAATTAGAAACTGTTGCAAACGCATTAGGTCGAGCACAGGATGGCAATACCACAGCTCTTGGCAGATTGGGTCTTGGTTTATCTAAGGCAGAACTATCCACTTTGTCATTTACTCAAGTGCAGGAAAGATTGTCGGATCTTTATGGTGGCGCAGCAGCTGCAAACGCTGAAACATTCCAAGGTAAGATCGATCGATTAAAAGTTGGATTTGATGAAGCCAAGGAATCGTTAGGCGTTGCATTACTCCCAGCAGTTGAGCAATTTATTGGTTTTTTAAATAACACCGGCATTCCAACATTAAATGCCTTTATTGCAGGATTAACTGGTGATGAAGGCTTGAGTGCAGGACTAGCACAAAGCCAAAAAGGTGCTGAAACATTTGGCAAAGCAATTGGTGCGCTTGCAGATATATTAAAGGGCTTGCTTAACTTTATTCGTGAAGTTATTGGCGGATTGACAGAGTTAGCAAATCAAGCAATTAGAGTTGTTAATATCATTAAGCCCGGAGGAGATGTTGGATATATTCCAAATGTTTCCCCTAGTGCAAGTCAATTAGGAATGTTAGGGGCTGCACCATTGCCAGCAGTTCCAGCAAACACTAGAGAAAACCGAGTAGCAACAGTTACCAACATTACAGTTCAAGCGGTAGATTCCGAGGGCGCTGCCAGGGCAGTCGCTAAGGTGATTAATCAGAGTTCATCAAGATCAGTTCCACAGCTGTATAACAGCGGCATCACTAGAGCGAGATAATGTCAGTCTTTACCCCTGAATATAAGTTAAGCATCAATGGTGTGGAATACACCGATGTGGCGATTTCCGATATAGCCCATCAAGCAGGTCGTGAGGATATCTACGCACAACCAACCCCATCTTATATTCAGATCGCATTAGTGGCTTTGAATAACGAAAACTATAATTTCCAAGTTAATGACGGAATAGCCTTACAAGTCAAAGACAGCACCAATGCGTTTAAAACTTTATTTGGTGGCAACATTACAGACATCACAGCCGAGGTTGCATCAGCAAGTAGTATTGCAGAAACTTTCACTTATACGATCATTGCTTTAGGTTCATTGGCTAAACTTCCAAAAGTTATCTATGACGGAACATTGGCTCGAGATGATGATGGCGACCAAATTTATGAATTGCTTGCTGATCTATTCTTAAACAATTGGAATGAAGTGCCAGCAGCTGAAACATGGGCAGGATATGATCCAACAATTACTTGGGCAAATGCTGAAAATGTAGGACTTGGCGAGATCGATCGACCAGGAGTTTATGAAATTACAAACCGAGGTGCGAATCCTGATACTGTGTATAACATTGCAAGCCTCATTGCTGATAGCGCATTTGGTGTCTTGTATGAGGACAATGAAGGTCGCATTGGATATGCCGATGCTGTTCACAGGCAGAATTATCTTGCCAATAATGGATACACCGAGATTTCAGCAAACACAGCCTTTGGAGCAGGATTAAAGGTTTTGACTAGGGGCGCAGATGTCCGCAACGATGTATTCCTAAATTACGGCAACAACTTTGGTTCACAGGTAAGCGCAATTGATTTAGACAGCATTGAGGTATTTGGTTACCGAGGCGAAACGATCAACACAGTCTTGCACGATGCCACCGATGCTCAGTCTGTCGCTAATCGGTTTATATCTTTAAGATCCTATCCAAGAGCTTTATTTGACAGCATTACATTTCCATTGACTAACTCAGCCATTGATGATGTAGACCGAGATGCATTGCTTGGGATCTTTGTGGGTCAGCCAATGCGAATAACAGACTTGCCGGTTCAAATAGCCCCATCAGGACAGTTTGAAGGTTATGTGGAAGGCTGGCGTTGGAGCACTAGATTCAACGAATTATTTTTAACCATAAATTTGAGTCCGATCGAGTTCTCCCAAGTTGCAGTTCAATGGGAACAAGTATCAGCCTCAGAGGCTTGGAACACTCTAAGTGGTACACTTACATGGGAAAATGCGATTGGAGCAGTAGCCTAATATGGCAAACACTACGAACTATAATTGGGAAACACCGGACGACACCGATCTGGTTAAGGATGGCGCAGCTGCTATTCGCACGCTTGGTTCATCTATTGATACAACAACCAAAGCCTTAAATCCTTCGACAACTCTTGGTGATATTGAATATAGATCATCAACAGCAAACACAAACGCAAGACTTGCAATTGGTTCAAATGGTCAGATCTTAGGTGTATCTGCTGGCGTGCCAGCATGGATTAATAACGATCAAGGTGATATTACAGAAGTGCAAGCAGGAACAGGAATTTCTGTTGCATCAGGAACAGGACCAATTCCAGTTGTCACTAATACAGTTGCAACAGCAATAGATGCTAAAGGTGATTTAATTGCAGGAACTGGCGCAGATACATTTGCAAGATTAGCAGTCGGCGCAAATGACACAGTTCTTACGGCTGATTCCTCAACAGCAACAGGATTGAAATGGGCTACTGGTGGTGGTGGTGGCACTTGGACAACTTGGACACCAACCATTGGAGGATTAACTCAAGGAAATGGAACTTTAGTTGCTAGATATATTCAAGTGGGTAAAGTTCTTAATTTTTTTATTCGCTTTACCTTTGGCAGCACTTCCTCAATAACTGGTTTGAATTTTACATTGCCAGTCACACCTTCACAAACAAGATTTCCAATTTATGGTTTAGCCGAGGATACCGGTACTAACAGTTATCCACTTTATGCTGAAGTTGATTCAGGAACGGCATATTGTAATTCTATGAATGCTGGTGGAACCTATCTTAGTGGTGGTGGTATAAGTGGCACCGTTCCTTTCACTTGGACAAATACAGATGTTTTTTACTATACTGGAAGTTATGAGGTAGCATAATGACATTTCAATTTAATCCAATTTACCCAGACGCAACCAATGACCAAAAATGGGAACAAATTAGACTTTGGCGCAATTCCCAATTGAACCAAACTGATTGGACGCAATTACCTGATTCGCCAGTAGATAAAGATGAGTGGGCAGAATATCGTCAAGCATTAAGAGATTTACCTCAACAAGATGTTCTGGCTGAAGAAGCAGTATTTCCAACAAAGCCTTAGCATAATCTTGAGGAATTGTGCCAATGAAACCCTACTTATCTAAAGCAGCTGTGCAATTACGGGAGCAGATCGATGATAGTTTTGCCGATAGATCTAGAAAATCGGATGGTTGGATTTCAGACGCTAGGCATCAAAAATTAAAATCGGATCACAACGCCTTGCCTTCGGGTGAGGTTTGTGCCATTGACATTACAGCTGATCTAGGTCAAGCCGAAGGCATATCTGCTTACCTTGCTGATCAAATCCGAATTGCTGGCAAAACAGATAAGCGGATCAAATATGTAATTCACAATCATCATATTGCCAGCAAACTATTAAACTGGCGTTGGCGTAAATACAAGGGCATCAATCCTCACACCAAACATATCCATATTTCATTTCATCCGAAACAAACTGGAGAGTTCTTTAACATCCCACTACTAGGAGGCAAAGCATGAAACTATCAAACAAACACAAGGCAGCAATTAAGTCATATTTAAGAGCTGTGGCTGCTTCCGGTATAACTGTGCTGTTGGCAATTGTTGCTGACATCCGACCAGAGTTTGCAATTCTTGCAGGAGCATTGGTTGCACCTCTTGCTAAGGCACTTGATCCAAAGTCTGGCAAAGAAGCTGATTATGGAATCAATGCCAAATGACCGCAAACGAATGGGTTGGTATCGCCGTTGGCGTGACCGCCGTATCTACAAGTTTGTTGCTGGGTCTGCGCTGGGTTATTAAATCTTATTTACAAGAATTAAAACCCAATTCTGGAAGCAGTATTAAGGATCAAATTACAAGACTTGAACAGCGTGTCGATGATCTGTTTGTCTTAATCAGTAAGCGATAATTTTAATTATGGCGAACACACGAAAACCTATCAAACGCAAAAAGATCAATCGTCGAGTCGTTCGCCAAACTCCTGAGCCATTAAGCAAGATCGATCAGCATTACTTGGCTTTGCACGAATGTTACAAAGCAGCTAGAAAAGCAGGATTTACGCCTGAACACGCTTTTTGGCTTATGACTGAACATAAAACCTTTCCTGATTGGGTCGTAGGTGATGGTGGGATTATTCCTTCCATAGATCCAACTGACGATGAGGATGACGATTAAGGTCAATCGTAGGTATCTTGTAACGCCCGACTTGCAGATTCCTCTGCATCACCCAAAGGCAGTTTCTAATCTGATTAAAATGGCAAGGCATGAAAAGTTTGATTTTGTATTAAATGTTGGTGATGAAATGGATCTTGGTTCACAAAGCCGTTGGGCAAAGGGGACAAAGTTAGAGTTTGCTGAAACCCTTGATGAGGAAAGAAAACTTGGTCAAGAGATACTTTACGATCTAGGCACGACAGATATTGTTAGATCAAATCATACGGATCGAATTTATCAAACCTTGCTCAAAGGTGCGCCATCACTTATTGGATTACCTGAATTGGCTTATGACAAGTTTATGGATTTCAGCAGCTTAGGGATCAGATTCCATAAAAGAGCCTATGAGTTTGAAAAGGGTTGGCACTTGGCTCATGGCGATGAAGGCAACATGTCTAAGCATGCCGGTATAACTGCCTTAAATCTTAGTAAAAAGTGGCATTCTAGCGTAGTTTGTGGGCATAGCCATAGGCAGGGTGCCGTCCGACACCAAACTGGCTTAAACGGGCGTTATTCAACGATTTGGGGCATAGAAGCCGGTCATCTTATGGATATGCGTAAGGCGACCTACCTAAAATATAACTCAGCCGACTGGAATATGGGCTTTACTGTGCTTAGTTTTGGCAATAAAGGACATCAAGTTGAGTTGATTCCGGTCAATCATGATGGATCATTCACCTATAATAGACGGACTTATGGGTCTTGAAACCGATTATCACGAACGCACGATTGATGACCATATCGATGATTTTGAGGATATTAGCGTTATCTAATCGTTATACAACACTCCGAAAGAAAATAACCAAGCGTCCTTGATCTAGGTCATACTTTATGCATCACCCACAAGATATGTGGAGGATATGTAAGGGAGCAACATGGATCTATATGGAGAACTTAGAGATTTTGGCTATCTCTGGCTATTAGGAATGACAGCTGCTGCAATTCTTTGGTGGCTTGTTTTAGAAATAAGAGATACCGCATTCCAGAATGGATACTGGAAGGGTCGGGCGGATGGCTGGAACATGCACCGCAGAATGATTACCATTAAGCAGCAGTCAGATGAAGTCTTTGATTATGACAAAAACTGAGCAACTCTTTGATGAAGCCATCACAACTATCCAGTCAAGAGGTGTCGTGTATGGGCATCCTTTTTACAACATGGAGCGAATCTCAAAGCTGGTCAGTTCGTATTTGGAATACCCAGTCATGCCTCATGACATCTGTATCTTTAACATCTTGCAAAAAATTAGTCGTTTGCAGGAAAGCCCAGGGCATTACGACAGTCTTGTGGACATT